TACTCCTGTTTATGTGCGGGGCCTATCAGGTAGACCTCTCCTGTAGGCATCGCTATTCTCTCTAGCTTCAGCCAAATCCTTTAAGCGTTGTATTTCTTGCGCGAACCGCTGCTCATACAACTGCATCATGTCTTGCTCGCCTTTCATGTAAGTATACGCTTCTACTAACGAACCGTAAAGAAGAGCATTCGGGGCATTCTCACTAAGCCAAGATGTACCAGAAGCCGCCCCGGCGGTGATGCTGGCTGGACGATAATAATAATGCAATTCTACGTCATAGGCTAAGTTAGGGGTTGGGCCAACGATGAAGTTATTTACGTCAAACACGCTGTAATACTTAGGTGTTGTATTAATGCCCGCATCGACAGCGTACTGCTGCACGAAGTTCACATCCTTGTTTTCAAGAAACTCTTTGTAGTTCGTGGTGATGATCTGGAACGAGAACGGAGCCAGATAATCCGTAGGCACACTAAGATAAGGGTCGCCAACGGTGAGCTGGGCTGTGGCGTTCTTACGGAATAACTCAAGATCAACAAGCGTGAAGATACGGTCTTCTGCACCACGGATAAATACCGGAAGGTTCGTTACAAAAGACGTTTCCGAGTTTTCGGTAAAATCTTGAATGGCTGTTTCTAGCTGTGCGTATGTAAAACTCATTTAATTCACCAATGTTACCGGCCCCGCGGTCGCATTTTGACCGCCGCCTCGTGTACTTCCGGTTGCCGCTGCTCCGGCGGAGACCGTGAAGGTATATCTATCTGCTGTGGTAACGGTAATAGAATATCCCGCAGCATTTTCCAAAACCGACTTATTAAACCCATCAAAACCAAGCACCTCTCTAAAACGTACTACATCCGAAGTAGATCGACCGTGTGACGGCTCATACACCGTAACTGTTTGCGTCCCGACAACCCCGCTAGTAAAAGGGTTGTACGGCAAAAGCCTAGCAACTTCAGGCTCCACACGATCCGGTCTAGCGTCCTTTAAAGCTTGCGGGTCTACTGTTCTCGGGCGCGGCTCTAGTTGCTTGTGTTTAGACTCGTACTCATCTCTGCCCACCAGAAGCCCGTTCCATTCGCGGCGCATGTCTTTATACCGATAGCGGAGGCCTGACCGGTCTGAGATAGAAAACGCGTTTTTGCCAACTGCAAATTTCCCCATTATCCCGCCCTAAAATACTCATATTGCGGAACTACGTTAAACGAAGCCCTGTCGCGGTCTTCTGACATAGCTCTTTCAAACTCTTCTTCGTACACAGCTTTTAATAGCTGCACCCTGTTAGGTGCTCTCTTAATTGAAATGTAATAAGCTAACCCTGCCGCCAAACACGGGTAAAACCGGAATGGAACTTCCATCGTGTTAGTGGCTTTATCCGCGTCATCCATACGAGTTAAAGCATCATAGTAAACCACATCAGTGCTGTTGTCAGGAACTGGCCAAAGCTTTAGCTCCGGGTCAATTTGCCGATCTAAGAAAAACTGTGTTACCCGGCCTTCCGTGCCTTTTGTTGGAATATTTAAGTAATCCGCGCGGCTTATGCGCTCTAACGTATAGTCTGTACCACCTCGTCTAACAACAACAGAGAGGATGTCAATTACATCGTTAGTTAGTGTGTAGTTTCCTGTGCCGGAAACAAGCGCTTGGCTGCGCTGCGTTATAGTCCACTGATTTAAGCCGCGATTAGCCCACTCCGCTAGCATCAGGTTGAGCGAGCGTTTGGCTGATTTTAGATCATACCCTGTGCGAACTTCTAACCCGCAACGCTCGAACGCTTCCTCGACGTAGTCGGCAACGTCTAGCTCAAAGTTTCTGCTTCCGGAAGTAGCCATTTTACTTCTTTACCATCCCGCCGCCGCGCATCTTTTTAACCATGCCACCGCCGCGCATCTTTTTAACCATTCCACCACCGCGCATTTTCTTTACGGTGCCTGTTTTCTTAACCATCTTACGAGGTTTCATCGCCATGTTTTAATCTCCTATATAACTTGGCTCGTTTATTAAATATAGCCTCTGCATCATACTCTGCTAGATAATTGTCATAATAACCTTTTTCCGCTAGTTTGTCTGCGGATTCTTGCAACTTAGACAACCGCTGCACAAAAACTAGCGCGTACTCGTCGTCAACCATCTGCATAAAAGAATGATCATCAATAAAATCGTTCGCTTCATCGTAAGGGTGAAAGCCCATTACCCAAACATCTTTATCTATAAAAATACCCGCAGAAATAGCGTCGTTTAAGCTATCTAAGTAATTGTGAAAAGCGTCTGAGCTTTTTTCAAAGTTCATGTCTACAATTACACATAAATCAAAAACATCTTCCCATTGAGATATGGTGCTGTAAAGGCATTGATAGCTGTCCTCGTATTTAAACAAGATAGCTACCTTGTTTTCCTGCCACGCTTTTTGCGCGTAAGGGCAAGCCGGGAGATTGTTATAAAACGGGTTTGGCTTCTGAAGCGTGTGCTCAGACCAAGCGATAATTTCTTCGCAAATCTCTTTTTCTTTGTCTATGTAAAAAGCTAGAGAACTCATGCTTGCGATACCGATCCTTTTGTGCGTTTACGCCGGTTAGACATTACTACGCCGCAGCCGCGAGCTACAGCAGTGCCCGATACGCGCTTTCCGTTAAACGGGCGTTTAGGGGTCGTTACTGCTCCGCCAAGGGCCATTTTCTTTACTTTGGCAGCCTTAGTGTTTGCCACAACCTGCTTTCCTTTAGCTCCTTCACGCTTCTTTTTACGCGCTGTCGAAGCGCGTTCAGACTTGCTAAGACTTTGAGCTTTACGTCTAGGCAGGCAACGGTCAGGGTTACGCTTATCTTTTGACGTACCACATGCGCCCGAAATGTTGCCCAAGCTATCAATTCTGACCCAATCTTCATCTAACCACTCCTGTAATTTACCCATTACTTACCCTTTCGCTTGCCACCTTTTGATTTTTTGGCGTAATTAGGGTCTTTGCAATATTTTGATGCCGCAAGGTTTGCATAGGCGCTTGGATAGGTATCAAACGTGCGCTTGGCCCACGCTTTTCCTTCCGGGCAAATTTTGCTGCCTTTTGACTTTGCGGGCGCGTTTTTTGATTTTCGCGAATAAGCCACTACAACAACCTCTGCAAAAATGGGGCAAGTACAACTAAACCGACTATCCACCAGAGCCGGTTATCTAATTTTTCGAGCTTGTTTTGAATTTCTTCGTAACGCTTATCGCAAGATTTTTCGTGCTTTTCAAGCTGCCGCAACACCTCTTCTGGAGTCATTTCCACCTCACCACGCCTTACAAGACCAGTATCTGGCCGAAAATTTATCTTTCGCGGTATCACAATTGTGCCGCGCTCTAAAATTTGATCTACGAGCCGGTTGGTCTTTTTTAATTGACATGTTTTGATCCCCAAAACGAACCAACTTAATTTGGTCACCTTTCTTAGCCAAAACAGCACTTTTCTTTGACTTACCGGGAGTACGTTTAGGTTTGTTAAAACCGGCAAAGGTCTCTCCCCTGTATTTAACTTTTCCTGAAGGGGTTCTGGTTACATCTTTTGTTGTTGCCATAATTCCTCACTTAAAGAAAAACGTCATGCTTGTCACATTCGTAAAGGTGGCATGAATATCTGTCTGAAACTTTACGCCCTCCTCGCCGATTTGGAGGTCGCCTGTGGTGTTTGAGTGAAAATCTAATGTAAAGACGGTAGCCCCTGAAGCGCCACCGTCTCTCAAAACAACTTTACCGGTAGATCCGGCAGTATGGTAGTGTATAGAAACTAACCGACGTGGGCCACTTGCAACAGTGCCTGTAGCAGTTACGTAACTTGCTTTAATGTCAGAACCAGCCATTTGGTTGTCCTTTAATTAAAAAACACGGTCGCCGCAGTGATGTTCGTAAAAGCTGACACATAGATGTCACTTACACGAATACCGTTTGACGGAATGTTTACGGAATGAGTATCAGACGCGTTAAAGTCCAAATCCAAAACGGTTGACCCGCCATTACCGTCTGTAACAGTAAGGCGGGGTGTACCGGTGGTTGTCTTTAACTGGATCTGACGAATACGCGCAGGACCTACAGCGAGTGACCCCGTTGCAGTAATGCGCTTTGATTTTACATCAGAGTCAGACATTGCAGCCTCCTATTAAGCCGCAGCTACTGCGCCAGTGTCTACACGAATCCAGTTAGCGCCGTCAGAAAACACAAGGTTGCCGGTTCCCGCGCCGACACCTTCCGCAGCCTTACGGCAGTCTGGTGAAAACGCAATCGCGCCCTTGTTTGCGGCAGATGCCGCAGGAAGCGCTCCGACATCTAAGATGCCTAAAGTGATAAGGCTGTAGTCAACATTGCCTGATGCGTTGTTGATTTGAAAGCCCCGCTGTGAAATTACGGGTCCTGTAAAGGTAGTATTAGCCATTTCTATCTCCTGTCGTGGCTGGTGTCAGCCTCACAATAAGGCTGTCAGGGATTAAGACACTATACAACAAAAAAAGGCGGCTGAATAGCCGCCCTTTTCCGAAAGTTTTTTGCTTATGCGCCCGGTGAACCGAACACGGCCCGCCAGTCAGAAACACCGAAGCTGTAACGCTCACGTGCCTTAAACCGCATGTTGCCTGTGTCGAAATCGCCTTCCATCGCAGTCTTGATGGCCGCACGGTTAAAGTATTTGAAACCGTTTGGTGCATCAGTCTTGATGAAGAAAGCATCGGTATCAGTCAGGAAGTGGTTAACCACTGCCCCTTCTGGGATCATACCCATGTTCTTCATTGCGTTTGCATCATTGTCCGCAGTGGCTGGACGAAGGTTTGAGTTGAGCACCCGCTCTGCAATGAATTGCAGCTCTTTAGGGATGATCAGCTTTGTACCACGAACAGCAATCTTCAAGCCCCGCTCATCAGTCAAGCCAGCAATGTCGATCAGCATCTGCTCAAGAGAAGTCTCGTTGAGGTCTGCTGCAACAGCAAGCTGGTTGCGCTGGTTGCCCGAAAGTGACGGGTGAAGGGAAGAACAAAGCGCCGCACCATCGCCAACTGGGTTGGCGGTGTTGAACGCGTTGTTCAGGATTGACGCAGCTTTGATCTGCTTTGTCTGGGCCATTGAACGGGCCAGAGCTTTGGTGTAGCGAGATGCCAGACGGTCGTACAAGTTGTCCTCGATTGCTTCCTCAGTGATTGAGAAAGCCAGAGCGATTGTCTCATGTGTGTACCGTGCTGTGTAAGTCTCTTGAGCAGCGTCAAAGTTGATGGCAGTGCCTTCGCCTTTAACAGGTGCTGTTGAGAAACCACCGAGCATCACTTCTTCTTCAAATGCACGATCTGATGACTCTTCGTCGAAGATTTCAGAGTGTTCATTTTCGTAACGATCGTACTCAAGGCCGAACAAGGCATTTAGGCCGGGCTCAAGCTCTTTCGCTAGTTGTGCGCGAGAAATAGCCATTTTCTATCCCCTCCTTAAACGCCCGTTGAAGTCGCAGTAGTCTGCGAGTCAAAGCGGCTTGTGTTGGCGTTGTAATGTGCGTTCAACCGGACAATCATCGGAATACCAGCAGCAGTGTAATCGCTGTTAGCTTCGTCATTCATGATCCCCACAATCCGCAACGGCAGAGTAGCCGTAACAGCGATTGAAGACACGCTAAGTGCACCGTTCGCGCTACCGTTGTTGGTAGAGCCGGTGCGAGCTGATGTGCCCAAAGACGCGTTAGCAAAAACGGCTGCCTGTGCTGTTGCACGGTCAGTCAGTGATGCGTCAGAAGCAACTTTGAACAACTGGTTTGGGTTGTCAGCAACAAACGCCTTTACAGGGTAGTTGGTGTCAACACTTACTGAACCAGAACCCGGCCAGTAATTAAGCCATACAGGCTTCTTCTGGATCGAGTCGTGGTATTGAATTCCCATCAGGACGCCCAATGCTGCTGTTGTGCCGCCGCTTGTCGCGCCAGCATAATCAATTACGCCTGCTGCTGTCGGTGTGACAATAGCGTATTGAAAAATTGCATTGGCGTTGGTAGCAGCAATCTCGTACTCGGTTACACCGGTAGAGTTTACGCCACTTCCAACTAGCCCGATAGGACGTAGGCCGTAGGCAGATTCTTGGTTTGCCATTTGATCTTACTCCTAATCAGGGCGACCCTTATCTCTGTGGGCCGCCAAAAGTTACACGAGATTGACGATCGGGTTTATTGATCGTCATACTAGAATGAGCGTTCTCTCTCATCATGTCAGAGTCAACTGCCTGCATTTGGTCGGCACTCCGCTGTGCAAAGTATTCCGTCCGTTCTGCGACTGTTTCCAATGGAATGCGAGCCAGAACTAGGCCGCCTACTCCGAACACACCTTCGTATTTACCTGAGTCAAGTACCGGGGCCTCAAAGTCAGGGTACTCGTCCTTACGAACCAGTTCCCAGCCCTCGCGCATTTTTGCGCTGACATTTTTAGTATCGTTGAAACCGCGGGTTTCCGCTCTAATCCAACGATGCTTATATCCATCCGGTGCAGGTGGTGCATCTAACATAGACGGGGGAGCCCACGGCTTACGCCTTGCCGCCTTCTCCCGAGTTTGTGTTGCGCGAGAAGTACGAGTAATGCCCTTCTCAAGGGATTCATTTTGATCTTCAGACATCTTCTACTCCTTCACGTATTTCGCGTATTCTTCAAGCGGCACACCCAATTTCTTCGCTATTGCGACTTGGCTAGGGGTGAGTCTAACCTTTTTCCCACTGCTGCGCCCAGATGTACTGCGGGATACGGAAGCAACCGTCTGAGCGGGCCGTTTGCTACCACCGTTAAGCTTATGGGGAAACTCTGTCGCCATACGCCTATCTAGCTCAGTATAGTACTCATCGGACTGCGGGTCAAACCCTTCGTTTTCAATGAGCTTTTTATGCACTCCAAATGCGGCATAAGTCATAGCCTCATCAGTGCCGAACCACTCGTTACGCGATGCCCAGCGTTCCGCCTTCGGGTCCGGGCGGCGAGGTTGCTGCTGCGGCATAGGAGCCTGTACCTGTGCTTCCTGTTGCGCTCTGTTCTGTTGAGCGAAACGCTCCTGCTGCGCTTTAGCTTGTTCCGCGCGATCATTTTCAATCGCGAGCCGCGTGATTTTTCGTTGCGCCTCAACAACACCTGCGGTATCTCCAATCTCAATAGCCCGGGAAAGCTTTTCTTCCGCCGCTGCCATCTCGGTTTCAACCCGCGAACTATACTCGTTGACGTAGTTTGTGTCCAACGTGTCCATGCGCTTTTTAAGCTCAGTTGCTTCCGCCTGCACGTTCTGTGCAAACTTTACAGCTTCCTCTCGCTGGCGCTCGGCCTCGCGCATTTTCTTTGTCAGGCGGTCAATGCGCTTCTGAGTAGCGTTTTCCGCCTTTTCAAAATTATCGTCGGCTTCTGCCGCAAGAGGAACATCTTCTTCTTCGCCTCCCGACAGTTCTACGTCAGTGTCTTGATCTGACTCCAGCTCCAATTCGATCTGGTCGTCTTCTTTAAATCTTTGTTCCGCCATTGCTCACTCCTAGAAATGCAAAATATCTTCAGGTTCTTGAATTTTAGCTAGGATTTCGTCATCGTTAAGAATACGAACCTCCCCGCCATCTATCTTGAAACGGGAACCAGCGTACCGGGCAAACATTACCCAGTCACCTTGCTCGCACCACGGTCCAACCGGGAACTTGTCCGGATCTTTATACGCCAAATCACCCACTTTTAAGACGTAGCCGACTTGGGTAGAAACATTCTGTTCCTCCAAGACTTTGTCTGGTAAATAGATGCCGCCGTCTGTCTTACCCTTTCCGCGATACGGAAGAATAAGCAGCCGCCAACCTGTGGGACTAGGCATTCTTTCAAGAAGTGAACCCCCGATAGCTTCGGGGTCTAACACCTTATCGGTGACATCCTTGTATGCGGAGGCTAGGTTTGCAACACCTTCGCTCGCCGCTTCAAGGTCAAGTTTTTTAGCTTCAGCCATTGCTTTGCTCCTGTTTTTCTAGCAGGCCCTTGAGTTCCTGTTCCACGTGATCTAGGGATTTTAAGTTACCCATGAGCTCACGATACTGCTCCATGTTCTTAACATTGTCATAAATCAACAAGTCTTGAACTGCCTGTCTCCGATCCCGGATAACCCGGAAAACGGCCTCGGCAAAATATATTTCATCCACTCGTATATCTCCGCATTAAGTCTGATACGGTTTTATATCATATCTAAAGCAAAGTCACGAGTTTCTTTTGTCCTTCTTACCCAACCCTTGCCAAACGTACTGTACGTAGACAACCCCTTGTAAAACTCAATACGAGCCTCAGTTATTTTTTCTATTATTTCGGTCGGGCTGTACTCAGATACCGCTTCTAACGTCTTCGGTCCGATAGCCCCGTCCTGTGACACCATAACCGCTTTTTGCAGCGCCTTTGCCGCGCGTCCCGGCCCGCTGTTCACGGCCCAGTCAAACACGCAGAAATCTACGCCGCCCGGGAGCTCATCGCCTTTTATCTTGTCCCAGTAACCGTTTTTGTAAATCAACTGGACATGCTCTTCGGGAATGTTTTTAAGCTCACTAACATCTTCTAACGGTCGTCCTAAAAAATCCGCATAAGTTTTATGCGTAATACCCTTGTTAGTTGCGCCCCCGGGATCATCTTTGTGATCCACAAATCCACCTTCGTGGTGCAGCACCATCTCAAGGCTTTTAAAAAAATTAGCCTCCATTTAACGGCCCCCTTTTAAAACTTTTCGGTGCATCTTCCAAAACCAGTTGCCTATTTTAGAAAACGGCTTTCCGCAATTCAGAAGAATTAAGGCTAAACGATACCTCACTTTGTTAAGCCTTTAGCCTTCTCGAAGCTACGCATCCCACCAAGCCCAAGCATACCCAGTAAGACAGTCATCAAGCTGTCCATATCAAACTGGGGGTAGGCTACTGGCTCAACGCCCATGTAGGCCGTTACTACATCCATAGTAGGGAAGACCAAAAAGTGAGCGAACAGGGCCAGACTACAACACCAGCCAACACTCGGCCGCCAACCCGCCACAAACAAGTTCCGGGACTTAGCTTCTTCGGCATTAATAGCCAACTGACCCTTGGCAAGCTCTTGTGCATGACGCTCCGCCATAGTGGCAATTTCATGCGCCAGCTTGTTCTTCTGGTCTTTGTCTTCAACAAACTTACCGATTAACTCGGTAGCGGGTCCAATAAGTGCTTGAATCATACCGTTAACTTTCCTTTCGGTAGAGTCCTACATTGCCAAGATACTGGCTTGTAGCCTCTCATATGTTGGTGAACCGCGCGGGACATCTCGTATGCCCGCTTCTCACACTGTTCATAAGTCTGGTAGGGCCCCCGCTGGTCTTCTAGCTGGTAACATTGTTCCATATTAAAAGCAAGACACGCAAGAACTATAGCCTGAAACATCACTTTGGCCCCGACTTATGTTCGTGGCCCATCCAAATTCCAAAGACGCCCGTCATAACACCCATAACCACACTTACGAAAGCCGACTGCGCTGCCGTCGGCACCTCTAACGCCATGAACCATTCGGCACAACGCCAGCTCATCACTGTGCTAGCCAACATCATAAACCGTGGAAGAATTTTCCACTCTAAAAATTTATCTACCGTCACAGCACCACCATGAACAAAAACACAAATAATCCAACCGTAGCCAAGAGCACAGATATCGCCAGAACAACCTGCTTCATTGTCTCCTCAAACTCTTTTGCCTCCAATATCTTTTTGCGGCGCTCTTCCGCAGCAGCTTCCTTGGCGGCTTGTATGCGTCGCGCTCGCTCATCTATGATGCCTTGCCACGTTCCCGGGCCAAACCGCAAGTCAACAAGATTACGCATTTCCTGCATTTTTTCTTTAGCAAGGCGAGCGTCTATGACCTCTGACGCAATAGTACTTACGCCAAATTGATCCCCCAGCCCAAGTTTTGAATTTTTTGCGCGTTTTTGCTGAACCTGCTTTTCGCCTTCAAAAAGCTGGTCAATATAACCCGCTATCTCCCCGACATCGTTTGCCGTGTTGATAGCGGATTTTATGCCGTCTACCGCGGACTTAACTAGCGCAATGCCCGCTAATGTTTCTGCTATCATTTTGCCCCCAAGCTAAAATGCACTACTTGTTTCGTTGTTTTAGCATTTCTCTTTCCATAGCAGATTGAATACGTGCGTCAGTCTGACGCTCTTGCGCTGCGAGCCGCTGCTGGAACTGATCGGCCCGCATACGCTGCCCAGAGGCTTCCATGTTTAACTTGGCCTGATCTACCTGCATGTCGTTCTGTTCGGCCTGTGCCTTAATCTGTAGCTCCTGCTCCTTGAGCTGAACTAACGGATCAGGGCCCTGACCAGATACTTGCGCGGACATCTGCTGCACCGTCTGCATACCCTGTGCTACAAACTGAGCTGTAAGGCCCTCGATAGCCAGCATCTCTTCTTCGGTGGCCGCTTCGCCGCCCGCGGCCTGCCGCTGCTGGATAAACTGCACCGCAGCCTGCTCCCTAGCAGCTACCTTAACATGCTCCATCACATGCTTTTGTAAGGCCATTGCAATGCCCGGCATAGACGCCACCATAGGTGAGGCACCAAAAATCAAGTGCGCCATAATGTGCGACTCATGCTCCTGACCTTCAAACGCTTTCAAAGGTAACATGTCCATAGCGTCGATGTTTTCTTGGGCAGGATCTTTAGGTGACGGTTCGTCTTCCACGGCCCGCTTCATAATCCTGTCTGTGTCCCGAACGCCCAGCGCGTCGTACATGTCGCGGTACACTTCGTACATGTTGTGCAGCTCTGGGGCCGCACCCGCTAACTGTAGCTTGGTTTGCGCCAAAGCAATACGCTGCGCTTGGCTAAATACGTTCGGATCAGAGACCGGAATCACGTCTACGCGCTCATCAAAGTCGGATGCTTTGACTGTGGCGTCCTCTCCCTCAATTGTATAAGGGTACTCATCCGGCAAACTTTCGCCCATAACACGGGCCAAAAGCTTAAATTCAATCCGCATTGCATAATGTAAGCGCTTATGAACCGCGCTCATAACGCGAGAACCCTGCTCTAACATCGCAATTGTTGTCCCAACCGCCGCATTCTGGTTCCCATCACCCACTTTCATGTCTGTAATGGTGGCAAAACGCTGTCCAGCGTCTACAACAAAGC